TAAATTGCTCAAAGAACATGTGCAATTTTTCTTGGATTAACGGATCGTCACTAAAGACACTCCATATCAATAAAATCACGGGCGCGCTTACGAGAATAAGAACGAATTCGTCCTTCCATCCTTTGTCGTTTGACTGCCTTACAACTGCTTGGTACTCCACTTCTCCATTGGCCATTTTCTGTGCATGTAATAGCTCTGCGTCAGACATAAGAATTTTTGCTTTTTGTTTGTTAGCAAAAATGCTGGCGCCAGTTTTTAATACCGTAGGTAGAAGTGAAAGTAATGGACCCATTAATTATTTTATGATTGATATAATAATAACTACAGCTACTGCAGCCATTACTATTTTAAGTTTTGGAGACATAGCATTCCACTTGTCCATAACTTTTGCTTTAATTGCGTCGATCATGATGACCTCCTTGTTTTTCGTTTTACACCGGCTTCGTTTAATGCGATAGCTACGGCTTGCTTTCTGTTTACCACTTTTTTGTTAGATTGACCAGATTTAAGTTTACCACCCTTAAACTCACGCATTACCTTACTTATTTTATTGTTTTGTTTTTTGTTCATGTATTTATGTAGTCACCAACAAAGTCAGTGTCATCATATATATCAAAATTAAATAGTGTTCCGCCTTGATCAATGTAGTCTTCTGCATAACCTCTGTCATATCCCATTTGAGCTAAATAACTCATGGTGCGTTCTTCTGCTTCAGTATATGTTTTTCCACTACCTGCATCACCACCATCATCACCTGTATCTCCACCTGTATCTCCACCTGTACCAGTGTTAGTTACAATAGGGTCTGCGTTACCGCCTGGGCCTCCACCTGTTCTTGCTGCTGCTTCTCGCGCCGCTGCTTCTAAATCAGAGCCTGGGTTGTATCTACTTTTATCTACATTACTAAAGTCAGTTGTATAACTACCGTCAGGATTAAAGTTTACAACATCTCTAAGAATACCTTGTTGAGCTGCTTCTTGTTCTTCTGGGCTCATGCTATCATAACCAATTAAATTTTTAGCAGAAGCTAATCCTGCTAAATTAGTGTAGTCAGGAAAGCCTAACGCTCCTGTTATACTTGATGTAATACTGCCATCATCCTGTAGTCTATAGTTTGTATTAACCATATCTCCAAGCATTCCGGCTACTGTTAGACCCATTCCCGTTGGGGTGATTGGTGCTTTTACAGCACTGTAAGCTAAACTACCTATATCACCTAAAACTCCTGTAGGACCTTTGTTAGTAAGATATTTTCCAAAATCTGAAAGATCTGTTGAAAGATTAGATAAAATACCTTTGTTTTCTTCGCTTGCTTTAATTGCTCCTAGAAGGTTAGTTGTGTTTTTGTTAAAAGGACTTAGGTCTCCCATCATATCAGCATAAGACAACGCTGATGTATTAGCATCAAGAACGTTTTGTTGCCTTGATTGCAAGTTAGCTAATTCTTGTTCAGACATAGCTAGTGTTGAACTAGTTGTATTAGGATTATACGCACTAAAATCAGTGCTTATTAAGTTATTTAACCTATCTCGTAATGAATTGTCTTTGTCTAATTTTGCTTTTGCTGCATCTGCGGCTGCTTTTGCTGCTTGTTTTTGTTTTTCTTTGTTTACTAAATCTTGAACACCTACACCATATTTTTGTGGGTTTGCCATGGCATCTGCTGAAGGTATGCTAGTTCCTGGAACATTCCAAGAGTCACCACCTTTATAGTTTTTACCTACACCAACTATGCCACCGCTAAAACTTACGTTACCACTACTTATGTTTCCTGTGTTTTTATTTTTATTGTTGTTAGTGGTATTATTATTTTTATTATTATTTTTATTATTATTTTTATTATTATTTTTATTATTATTACTTGGACCTTGACCTGAATTGCCTTGTGGATTGCCTCCGTCTCTGCTTCTGCTACTGCCTCCGTATCCAGAACCTAGACCTCCGCCATATCCTGCACCAACATAAGCCCTAATACCTGCTTTAGTCATTTCTCCACTACCTCCAGCATCCTTTAGCATTTGAGCTTCTCCTGGTGTTATGTAAGCAAGTTGATGTCCTTTTGGTGCAACTTTTTCTAGTTTCTTTCTAGCTTCATCATATCTAATTGATTTTTCAATTGACATTAATTGACCCCTTTAACTGTTGCTTTCATCTCTTTTATGCCATCTTTGGCTAAAGAAACAGACGCTCTAAGCTTAGCATGTTCGTCATCTTGTTGCAATTTATCTTCTGTAAGTTCTCTTGCTTGCATTAATTTGAGGTTTTCCATAGCTAATTTATCTTCAGCTTCTTCTTTTTTACGTGCTTCTTCACGTGCTTTTAGCTGTAATTCATCGGCTTTTAACTGCAATAATGGGTCATTTCCAAGGGTATTTAGCACTTTTTTCTCTTCTGTTAGGTACTCTGCCATGGTTTCTGCCACTAAAACGGCTTTTCTAGACTCCATTTGCTCATTTAACATCTGTTGTTGCTGTTGCATCTGCATAACTTGCGGATTTTGCTGCATTGCGGCCGGATTTAACTGTTGTTGCTGTAAAATAGGCGCCATTTGTTGTGAAAGTTGCTGTAATTGTGCAATTTCGTCCTTAAATTCTAGCTGAACCTGTTCTTGAGCCATTAAACTGATGTGTTCCATGATATTTTTCTGTACAGCAGCCAAAATTTGTGGGTTTGTACGTACCATCATCGTTCCCATGAAGTTTAGGTGTGCTTTCATGTGTGCTGTATGGTCTTGTCCCGGAAAAGCTTGGAATGGTTTGCTTGATAACGCGGCTATATGCTCTTGTCCCGGATCAACTGCTTGTGGTTGTTGCGGTGGCGGTAATAATGTATCGATATCTTTGACTCCTAATGCCTCATACATGTCATGGTATGCTGTATAGAGGTTGTGCATTTGTGGATTAGACATTGCCATTTGTAATTGTGTTTGTGCAACACTAATACGTTGTGTTTGTGAAAATATATTTGGATCAGCAATAGGTATAATATCTACGCGTTGATCAAAGTCTGTTTGTTTAATTTGTCTTTCACCACCGACAACATCATATGGATATATTGGTGGTAAGTATGTTGCAAAACAATTAGCCAATAACATAAACTCACGTTTCATACTTGCGTATAAACGTTTGTGTATTGCTGACATAACCCGCGAGCCACGTTCAAGTAGAGCGACAGTCGTGCCTACTGCTGCACTTTGATTGCCATCACCGACCTGCATATCCGCGATGCTCGCAAAACGCTGCCCGGCTTGTACAACTTGACCCATCAATGCAAGTAATGTTTGCGATGGTTCTTTGAATGGTAATATTTTAAATGCATCATTTAAGTTACCACCCGGTGCATCAACATCTCTAAATTCTCCTGGCTGTAAAGGTTGCGCTTCGTCACGTACACGAATACCACGCATCTTAAATCCAGCAGGTAAGTTTGATAATGTTCCTGCATCAAGTAATTGTCTTAACGCTGCAGTTGCAGTTCTAGATAATCCACCAATCATGTGGATTAAACCAAAACCATAAAAGCCTAGTCCTGGTAAAAATTTAAAGTGTACAAAATAGTTTTGTCTTTTTCTTAATGGGTCTTGTGGATTGTAGTTTCTACGAATAGATAATACATCCATAGAACTTTCTTCTAGTGTTACAATGTATGGAAGTTTTATTCCTGTTGGCTCACCTGTCTCAAGATTAATATCTTCAAACCCTTCTAGGTCTAAATTAACATGACATTCAAGCAGAGTGTATACTTCATCGGTGACCGATGTTGACACACCTTCTAAATCATTTTTCTTTTCTTGTATTTTATCTTCTAGGTTTGCAGGTGTTCCTAAATCAATGTCTCTATAAAAACCATTAACTTGATTTTTTATCAAATCGTTTTCTGACATTTTTAAAACGTGAATAATAGAATCTGTATCTTCTAGTGAAGTTGAATTGTAAGGCACAACTAAATCTTCTGCCGGTACAAATTTAGAAACACAACGTCCGATTGTTTCATCGTAATAAACTTTTTTAAATGTAGAACCAGCAAGTGGTAGATTAAATAACATCTGATCAAACTCTGGCTCGTACTCTTCCATCTCGCACATAATTTGATAGTTCATAAATTCTTTAACGCGATCAGCTTGCGCTTGTTTTACATCATCTATCTTACCAACAACTTTAGTACGTACAGGTCCACCTGCAGGTAAAAGTTCTTTGTATGCTAGTGCTTGGAATTGTGTAACCGCTTCTGCGAGTACAGGGTGTGTTGCACCGCTGGCACCGGCAAAGGGTTCTGTTCTGTTTTCGTATTTGAAACCTAGTAAGTCTAAACCTTTTGTATAAGCTTGTTCCCAATCTTCTCTAGACGATTTATTGTCTTGATACTCGTTCTGTAATGTTGAGCCAAGACTAGATAAAATATCTTCTTCCAATAGTTCTGCTAAATTAGCACGAGGATCATCACCGCTTTGTGCGATTACTGCTGCTGGATCAAAATCAATCTCGACACCGCCATCTTCTGTTGGGTTAATTTCGACAGGACCTTTGTTAGTTGGTTCTTCGAGTATATCAACGTCTTGTGCTAGTTCTTCTATATCTGGTAATTGTAGCTTTGATCGCGTAGGCGATACTTTATCAATTTCAGCCATTATATTCTTTTCTCCTTAAATAAGGTTCCAACCCCGCCACCATATTTATAGCCTACTCTGCCACCTGTTGCAAATTCTTCTTTTGTGGTTTGCTTCTTAAATGTATCAGCTAATTCTTCTAGTTCTTGTGTTGGAGTTTTTCTGCCTTTAGTTGCAAATTCTTCTATTGTGTTAATTGGTAGTTTTAGTTCATCAATACCACCTAAACTGTAGTTTTCATAATCTTCAAGTTCACCTTTTTGAAACTCACCAACATGAAACTCTCCATCTTCTTTAAAAGATTTACCACCTGGTTGTCTATGTATTTTGTCTGGAAAATATTCAAAACTAACTTGTTGAAAGTCATCACCACGAGTAACAACTTCTATCTCACCGCTTATAGCGTCTTCTCTTAAAATATATTCATTGCCTTGTTTGTCGCTATATTTCCACGAGTCAGTTGGTTGTTTCTTACTACCAGCAAACATAGTTTGTTTACCTTCAGTCTTAATTCTGTTTACTAATAATGGAAACCAGTTAGGCATACCTGGTGCTGACATTTCAGGAA